CCGGAGCCATCAAAGCCCGCGATCCGGTTGGCTGTCCCGGTGTATCCGCTGCTCGCCCACAGTCCGCCGCCCCCGCCGCCCCCGCCGCCCCCGGCGCTGATGTCGCTGGCGTTGCCCGCATCGTCCACCAGCCGGAGCCGACGCAGGGTAGCCGAGTAGAACAGCATCACCCGCCCGACAGGAGCTGCGCCGACCTTGCCGGTGATCCGGCGCAGAACCATACCCGGCGTCATGACCATACCTCCCCGGTGAGTGGGTAGACCAGCGCGACGACCTCGACGCGCCCGCTGCCGAAGTCGGGGCTGACCTGCACCACCAGGGCGCGCGTCGCCACCAGCCCCCGCAGCGTCGCCTGCATGCGCCCGCCGATCCGTCGCGTCGAGATGCGGATCAGGTCTCCGGGCGCGAGCTGCGCCGCACGCAGGCCGGAGCAGGTGATCGTGTATCGCTCAGGTACGCGCTGTGTCGCCTCCCACACACGGTTGAGGACGGAGGTTGCCGCGTCGGCTTCGTCGCTGAACAGCAGATCGGCCAGATCGTACTCTGCCCGGTCGATGGCCGGGAGGGTGGCGGGCGCTTCGGTGCCGATGCTCGCGCTGGTGGAGTTCGCGTAGACCGTGACGTTTACGCTCTCCTCTGAAGCATCCTGATCCCAGAGCTCACAGGCGATGCTCTCGATGTCGAGGTCAGTCAGATGGAGGACGTCGGTGCCTGCCGTGCCACCCGGGTTCAACACGCTGATCCCCGTGGAGAGCGCCGCCCGCACCGTCAAGAGTCCCTGCCGCACCGTCAGGAAGAACCCGCCCCGCGCGAGGATGTCGGTGAGCCAGCCGAGGGGATCGGTGATCTGCGCGTCGGCCAGGAACTCCCAATCCATCACGGATCGACTCACCTGGAGGTAGCTGTCGGCGTCGGTGTGGTCGATCCAGGCATCGCGCAGACCGAGACCCCAGGAGATCGGCAGGGTGTCATAGGCCCCGTTGTTGCCCCCGCCCGTGCTGCACAGGATCTTGCGGGCCGCGTTGATCGGGTGCGCCTCGATGTAGAGCAGCGGGTGGACGGCATCCCCGCTGTCGGCGTCGACCGGAGTGGTGCCGTGCCGGTCGGTGCTGGGGCCGCTGATGGTCAGCGATGTCGCGCCCGGCGTGCCTGTCCAGAGCAGGTAGAAGGGCTCGCCCGTCGTCGGCTCGATCTGTACCGCCCCCTTGCCCGCGCTGTCACGCTCGAAGGTTCCGCCCGCGACGATGGAGAGCGTCGCGTCGCCCACCGTCCACGGGCTGTCTACGGTGGTGTCACCGTCGTCGGCGTAGAACAGCGCGAGCTGCCCGGCGGTCAGCGTCGGGCGCGAGCGGAGGGCGGAGAGCAGATCCCGCAGGCTGAGCGTGCCGGTGGCGAGGCTCCGGCGCTCGATCTGCTGTACCTGCCCGATAAAAACCACCTCATAGACCCACTGTCCGCCGCCGACTTCGAGCCCCATCTGGAGGGTGCAGAACGTCCCCCTGGTCACCGACTGGAGCAGCCGCGACAGATCACCGCTCAGCTCGATGTCGCACTGGCCGGTGCTGCTGCTCCATGCGCCCGCTGAGAGCGCGCTGCCGTCGATCCGCACCCCGCGCTCTGCGATGATCGGATCGCCGCTCCCGGCGATGCTGGTGGCGAAGTAGCCGGGGTCTGCCGGGGTGTTGTTGATGCTGGTGGCCCGCAGCACCCACCGCATCATCAGCACGGGCTGATCCAGGGCTGCGAGGAATTGCGCGCCCCAGGCCATCAGGGCAGCCGAGCGGCGTTGCGCACCCGCGCGCTCGCCAGCAGGGTGTCGAGGGTAGGCTGGGCGTCGATGCCGCGCACCGTCGTGTCGGCCAGCCCGAACCGCCCGCCCAGGCCGGAGGTGGTGAGCAGGTGCACGACCGGATCGACCTCCAGCACCAGCTCGACAGAGGCGGTGATCCCGTGGTCGTTGGTGACCAGGGGGGAGCCGAGCTGATCGGCGGGCAGCCTCAGCGCAGGCCAGAACCGGTACCAGCGCCACATCGGCCCGGCCCCGGCGTAGTCGAACACCAGCGTCTGCGAGGCGAGCGTCAGCACCCCGGCGCTGAAGCTGGTGGCGCTCCGCTGCTCGCTGCGCCCGTAGACCGCCTCGGACTCGATCACCACCTGGTCACCGGCAGCGATGGCCGCGAGCGGTTGCCACGCGCTGAAGGCGTTGGTCGGGCTGCCGCACGTCAGCGTCCCGGCCCCCCGGCTCCAGTTCCCCGCGCCGGGGTAGCCGCCGATGGTCTTGGCTCCGTCGGCGCTGAACCCGACCGCCCCGCCCCGCTGCAGGTGGGCGATGACCGGCAGCAGCGAGCGGTGATCGGCAGCCCCGGCGCTGCTCAACAGGTTGAGCCGCTCCCAGGCGAGCCGGACGCGCCGCCTGGTGCCGTAGAACACCCGCGTCATCGCCTGCGCGCCGCTGTAGCTGTCCTCTGCCTGGGGCCGGTCGTCGGCCTCCATCCGGGAGAGCGCGCGGGTCATAACAGTTTTTTCGAGGCTTCCCCCCTCTTTGGGGTACCAATAGAACGTCGGTGACCCCATCACGTCCCCCTGGTCTGTGAGCGCGAGCTGTACCCCAGCAGCTTGCGGTTGAAGTCCCGCATGTCTGCCGCGATGGCCCCGTTCACCGTGAGGTTGCTGGTGTCCTTCTTGCCGTTGAACAGGTCTTTGAGCGCCGCGCCAGTTCGGCCCGCGCTCCCGTTCCGCTGGAAGACGCCCGTGCCATCTTCGTTCTTGAACGGGTTCAACAGGTCGAGAAGACCATCGACGAAGGCTTTCCCCATGTCGATCCAGAAGCGCGGGCTCAGCAGCATCCCGACCGCCTCAATGAGCAGCTTCGGCACCAGCATCAGCAGGCTGCTGACCGTCTTCCCCAGCCCGCCGATCAGTCCCTGGATCAGCTCCGGCAGCGCCTCGCCCAGACTCTCGACGACACCCACCAGGCCATCTGCGAGGCCGGGGATGAGCGAGGTCAGAAGGTTGGTCGCGAAGTCGACCAACGCCGGGATGAACTCCGGCAGGGCGGCGGCCAGCCCTTCGAGCAGCGCCGTGATGTCTCCGGTGATGCCGCCACCGTTGCTGATGTCGATCACCGACTGGATGCCCGCGACGACGGCCCCGCTGATACCGCTGGGGTCAAGCGCGGTCAGCCCCCCGAGGCTGCTGGCGGCAGCGCTGCCACGCTCCATCGCCGCCGTCGCCGCCTGTCCGCGCGTCGTCGCGCCGCCTGCCGCTGCGGCCCCGATGGCGCTTCCGCCGCCGCCTGCCGCGCCCTGCATCAGCGCTTCCTGCGCCGCCAGCGTCTGCTCGATGGTGAGCCGGTACCGGTCCATCCCGACCGCCAGATCCGCGAGCAGCATCTGGAAGTCCCGCTGTCCGCTGGCCTGCTTCAGCCTGTCATAGAACTCGGTCAGGAATTCGATCTGCGGGGACTCGCGCGCCTGGAAGGTCGTTGCGAACTCTGCCGCGCTGTCCGCCATCAGGCGGCTCCGTGCTTCGGCCAGCGCATCGGTCGCCGCCGCCGCGTCCTTCGTGGCAGCGCTGCCACGCTCCATCGCCGCCGTCGCCGCCTGCTGGGTGCCGATGAAGTCGCGGCCCCGCTCGGTCAGCCCTGCGAGCGTCTCGCTGAGCCCCGTGGCCGCGCTGGTGCCGAGGATCATCTCGACGGTCGCGCTCGCCATGTCGCTCTGCATCGAGAGCAGCGCGTCTGCGGCCTCGCGGGCTGGAGCGGGCAGCTTGACCCCGACCGTATCGGCCAGCAGCAGCATCGCGCGCACCAGCTCCTGCAGCGGCACGATGGGGAGCGTCAGCGCCTTGTAGAACCCGGTGAGGATGAACTCGGTCAGCGACCGGAACACGTCTTCCCCGGCGGTCAGAACCTCAACCAGATCCAGCGTGGCCAGCGCCAGCCCGACCGTGAACGACGCGATCTGCTCGATGGCCGGAGCCGCAGCGCCGCCGACGACGACGGCCATCTTCGCGGCGATGCTCACCAGCGCGTCGATGGCTGCGTTGGCTGCCTCGATGCTGGCGATGGTGGCGGGCGGAACCGACGGGTAGAAGTCGCTCCCGATCCGCTGGAAGCCCTCCAGGGAGGCCAGCGCGTCGTCGGCTACCAGTGTGGCCGCGCCCAGGCTGCCCGCCGCCAGCGCAGCCGACGCCGCCACCGACAGCAGAACCGCCGCCATCCCGCCCAGCCCCGCCACAACAGCGCCGCCCCCGGTCGCGCTGAGGCTCGACAGCGCCGACGCCGCCCCGCCGATGCGCCCGCCCGCTGCCGATGCGGACGCGCCGGTCTTGTCGAGGGCGTTGTCGGTGCGCGCGAGCTGCGCGGTCGCATCCCGCGAGGCATCGGCGATGTCATCCAGCGGGCCGCTGGCCGCGTCTCGGACACTCAGGATGACAGTCGCTAAAGCCACTCACACCCCCCCGACATCGACAGTCGCCATCGGCTTTCCTTCCCGGATCTGGCGCTCGATATGAGCGTCCCAGGCGTCGAGACAGGCGAGGTTGATCCGCATCTCCTCAACCGACGCGCGCAGGAGCAGGTGAGGCGGCGTCCCCCACAGGCGAGCCATTCGCGCGATGGGAAGCACCCAGCCGGATGCCACGAAAGGTGGCGAGCTTCGCCCGCGCCACCTCCCCGCCGAAGCTGGCAGTCCGGACGACTGCGGCCAGGTGCTCCATCGCGGCGGGGCCGATGTCCTCCGGGGAGAAATTCCCCGCTGCCGGGTTGCTCTCTGCCGCGCTGACGAGCCTGATCGGCTCCCATGTGGCGGACGCATCGGCCATGTCGCGGGCATCGACGAGGGCGGCCCCGACGATGGCCGTGTTGAAGTCGCGGATACGCTGCTGCACCGCCGGGTCGGAGAGCTTGCGCGCCATGTCCATCTGTCGGCGCTGCTCCGCCTGCTGGCGCTCCGCCTCCGGCCACTCCTTCTCTGCCTCTGCTTGCGCCCGATCCTCCTGCGAGGGGGGCAACAGGAGGGAGAGCAGACAGAAGTGCTCGGTCAGCAGGTCGCCGCTGGTGATGGGGCGCAGCCGGTAGCAGACAACGCCGACGGGGTATTCGACCTCGATGAGCGCAGCCTGCCGGATGGTGCTGGCAAGGCCCATCAGCTCACCACTGCCGACGAATTCGCGTTGGTCAGGGTGACGAGCAGCCCGTGGTCGGTGCCGTCGCCCAGGCCGCGCCACACCACCTTCTGCTTGATGACGCCGAAGGCAGAGATCGGGTCGGAGTAGCTGAAGATCACCGCGTTGTGCAGCACGATGGCGAGGCTGCGCGTGCTGTCGGTGAAGGTGATCGTCACGTCGCCCTGCGTCGAGGCCAGAGAGGCGGTGAACAGCGCGTCAGAGCGCGCCACCAGCTCGGCCTCGATCTCAATCGTCTGGAAGCCGTTGCGCTGGGGCTCTGAGGAGTACAGGGAGCCCAGCTCCGGCAGCGGCGTGAGGTTGTTGTCGACGCGCAGGGTGAAGGCGGAGAGCGTGTAGCTGGCGCTGTCAAAGGACAGTTGCCCCGCGTGCTTGTGGGTGATCGGGTAGAGCGTCGCCATCGCGGGCGGGCTGTCGCTGCCTCGCGCGCTGCCGCCCATCCCGATGATGCTCATGCGGCAGGCCATCACCTGCCCGGGCGCCACGCTGAGCTCGAAGCTGCTGATCTTGCAGCCGAGCAGCTCCTCGTCGCCCAGCCCGCCACTGCCCCGCTCGACGCAGAGCGACAGGCCCGCCGGGAGCGCCCCGGCCAGGGAGAACGCATGCGCGTATGGCCCGCTGCCGGTGGTGTTGACGGTGCCAAGGGCGTGCTTCAGCCACAGCCCCAGCGCGCTGCCCTGGTAGGCCGCGTTGATCTCCAGGTCGCCGCCGACCCTGCCGACGGTCTCGAAGAAGTCCACCGGGTTGGCAGCAGCCGCGCCGCTCCCCACCAGGTGCGGTACCACGTCCTTCTCGATGGCCCGCTGCAGCGTGGTGCTGACGAGCCGTGCCACGGCTGTCCGGCTGACCTCCGTGCCTGCTGTGGACTCCTCTCCGGCGCTGATGCGCGCGTCCTTGCCGAGCTGTAAGGCCATCGCCTAAACCTCCGAAACGTCTTTGACCCTGACGAGACAGCGCGCCGCGAGCGTGCGTCCCGTCTGCTGGGTCGGGTAGGTGGTGGTGGCCTGCACCACCAGGGTGTAGCTGCTGCCCGTCGCGCCGCCCTGCACGAGCACCTGGACGTAGCGCCCGCCGATCACCCGGACGCTGCTGGCGCTGACCATTCCCGCCTGCGTCGCGCCCGCGAGGGTGACGAAGTAGGTGATCTCATCGAGCTCTTCCCACTGCTCCTGCTGCCCGTCCGGGGTCGTCAGCTGCTGGAGCAGATCGTGGAAGTCGAACCACACCCAGGTGATCTCATCGGCGGCTTTGCTGATGGCGTCACGGGGCCGGGTGTCTCCAGGGCGCTGCGGCACGGCGCTGATGATGCTGATGGGCGCGCCGGGGTAGAGGTAGCCGGTGCGGCTGGCAGCGTAGGTGAACGATGTAGCGCCGCTGGAAGCGCCGGTGATCCCGTAGTACAGCCAGACCTGCCCGACGCAGACCGCCGCCGGATCGTAGTTGTCGATCTGGATGATGCCGTCCCTGGTGGTGCGGTCGAACCCGCTGATGGAGCCGGTCACCTTATAGTTCAGCACCGTCTGCCCGTCGGCGTCGGTGACGCGCAGCTCGTTGCCGCTCGCGTCGATCACGTCCCAGAATTCCGACAACACAGACGGGATGGTGATCTGCACGTCAGAGGCTGTCGCCGCTGCCGTCGCGTCGACCGAGATCGACCGGCGGAACTGAGGCACGGTACTGCCGACCCGGACCCATGCCATCAGGACACCTCGCTCAAGTAGAGGAACTGTGCCGCGCCGACGATGGCCGGCATCCCGCTGCTGCTCATCGCCTCCAGGCGGACGGCGACCTCACACAGCGGAGCCTGGAGCAGCGCGATCCCCGACGGGGCCACTGCCCGGACAGCAGCGCGGATCGAGGTCATCAGATCGAGGCTCGCATTCTCGCGCGCCTCCGGGGTGCTGTCGGTCGCGGCAGCAACACACACCAGATCGAGCGTGAGCCGCGTCTGGTAGCTCGGAAGGTCAGGGCCGAACTCATCGCCGATGTCGCCCACGGCGACCCAGATGACGGGCGGGGATGGCCCCTCCGTCAGCGTTGCCGGGCGGCCGATGACGACCTTCGAGGTCATGCCGGAGATCGCCTGGAGCGCCGTAACCACTGCGTTCCGGATCGTCTGTTCCTGGCTCATGCCGTCACCCCGTCAACGATGATGCGCTGCAGGCGGTCGATGAGCCGGGGCTGCACCGCGTCGAGCGCGGGGCGCAGATAGGGCCGGGCGGGGATCTTCACCGACGGCTTCAGCACGAACCAGATCCGCCCCTCTGCGTCGGCCAGGAGGCCGCCCGCACCGCGCCGGATGAAGTGGAGGCCGCTCTTTCCGCCACCCCGTGCGACGCCCGCGCCGGTCAGGGCGGGGCCGACCGGGATCTTCAGGAAGCGGCCATTCTTGGGGCGGATCGTGCCGCCCTCCTCGTGGATGCGGGCATACGGCACCCGGCCATCAGCAGTCCCGGCCCGCAGCACGATGGAAATATTTCCACCCTCCCCCTCGACTGTCCCGGCGATGGACGCGCGCAGGCGACCGGTGCGGACGTTGAGGGTGGTGGTGGCGTTCTCTTTGGCCTTCGCCTCTGCGTCGAGCGCGGTGGCGACAGCGGCGCGGCGCAGCTCGGCAGGGAGGGTGCGCGCGAGGGCATCGAGGCGGGCGGTGAGGTCGGACGGGCTCATACCGGCACCAGGGCGCGCGGCAGGCGGTACGGCGCTAACAATTGTTTCGTCTCGGCAGGCAGATCGGCGGGCGTGACCAGCCCGACCGACGCGCCGCCGACGCTCTGAGAGGTGAACGAGAGCGTCTGCCGCTTGTCGTAGAGGGCGCGGACGGCGATGCGGGCCGCCTGCTTGAGGTTCTCCGGCACCGTCGCCCAGCCCGCGACGTAGGTGCTCTTGATGGCGCGGCGGGCTGTGGACCACGATCCGTGGCTGGCGTCCCAGTCCAGCTCGACGAGCCCGCGCTCGCCTTCGACCAGAGTGAAGTCACCGGAGGCGACCTGATCGGACGCCCGGTAGCTGCGGTCCTGGCTGTCGTAGATGCTGGTGATGCTCGTCACCGGCCAGACATCCAGCACCAGCAGCCGCTCACCCGGCCCGTCCTGGTACCGGGTGTAGGTGGCGCTCTCCATCGTCGGCGCAGCACCCGCTGATACCGACGGGTAGCCGCACCAGGCCGCCATCGCCGCCCCCACAGCGCTGATCAGCGAGGTCAGCAGCGTGTCCTCCGTGCTCCCAGAAGAGAGCGCGGGGATCATCTGCTTTGCCTCTGAAGTGCTGATCAGTGCCATTGGGCGGTCTCCGGTACGGCGCCAGTACGGCGCGGTGCATCAGGTGAGGTCGCGGATCGGGGTGAGCTGGCAGACGACCTCGTGGTTGTACGCAGGGCCGGTTCCGGTGTTGGCGACCTCGACGGTGATCACGCCGCCAGCATCGATCTCCAGATCCAGCCCGGTGCCAGTGATGGACAGGCCCTTCACCGAGCCGGCCGCCAGGGCGCTGCCGCCGCTGCTGTTCGTGGTGTGCGCGGCCAGCGTCGCCGACGCCTTCTTGATGCTGGTGGTGATGTAGTTGCTGGCGTGCGTCGAGACCGCCGTCTTCGGCAGGATGCTGATCGCGCTGACCCGCACCTTGAACGGGTACGGATTCATGATGTAGTTGGTGTCTGCGGCGTTCGTTCCGCTGACGCCGATCTGGCCTGACTGAGTGTTCATTGGGGTTCCAGGGGAGGGAGGTGGTGCGGGGAGGCGGGGAGCGGGCGGCCAGCGAGACCGCCCGTCAGATCAGAGCCAGTTGTAGCCGTAGGTGACGACCTTGGAGCTGCTGCCGGAGAGCGTCTTGAAGGTGCGGCGCAGGGTGGCCACGAGGTTGAACGCGCCGCGCGTGATGTCCTTGTCGAGCTCCACCAGGGACGCCCGGCGCTGGTAGTGGCTGAACTCCTCGCGGGACACGACCAGCACGCCGCTCTTGGCGCCGGAGCCGGTGTACAGCCCGGTGGTCGCCATGTCCGCCGTGAGCCAGCGGGTCATCACCACAGGCACGCCGCTGATGGCCGCGAGCTGGCCGCGCAGCAGGGTGGCATTCTGTCCGAGCTTGTCCACGGTGAGGACGTTGCTGTCCGTCATCAGCTTCTTGAAGAAGACTTCCGGGGAGACCAGGATCACGGCGTCCATGCTGCCGCGCTCACCGAGGCCGCCCATCAGCTCCTCCATGACCTTCGCGACGGTCTGCCCGGCGCTCTGATCGGTGGTGGTGCTGCGGTCGACGGCGATGCGGCGCAGACCCTTGAAGGCGCGGCGGTGATCGGACGCCCCGCCCAGGCCGGAAGCGCCCCAGCGGCTGCGGGCGTTCCACGTCGCGATCGCATCCTCATGCGTCGCGGTGGAATCGCCGTTCACCATCGCATCCTCGTACCCGTCGCGCAGGGCGCGGGAGAGGCGGCGCTGGATCTCAGGCAGCAGCGGCACGATGCTGTCTTCGGCGGCCGCGTCGTCGATCAGGACGCGCGCCGCAAAGCCCACCGGCTCGATGGTGGTGTTGGCGGTCGTCGGCGTCGAGGCGGTGTACTGCGCGGGGTCGTCGCTGGTGACCTTGCCCTTCAGGTAGGGCCGGATGATGTCGGTGATCGACGGCACCACGATGGGGCCGGGGATGTCCACGACGTTGAAGAGCGCGTCGATCCCGGCAGGCGTGTAGTACTCCTCATAGAGCTGCTGGCTCCAGGTGTCGGGGATCCACTCCGCGCCGCTGCCGGCGGTGTCGCTCATCGACTTCTCGATGGTCTTCTCCAGGGCGCTGCGGATCGAGGCCGGGGCCTTCGCCGCGTGCGACAGGATCTTGGCGTCGAGCACCGGGGTCTCTGCCATCCGGTGACCCTTCGACAGCAGGCGGCGGGCGGTGTGACGCGCCGCGCTGAGGCGGAGCAGATCGACGTGCCACTCATCGCAGGGCGCGCCATCGAGGAGCCCCTCGCGCTCCACTTCGACAGACTTGCCCGCGAAGGTGATGCGCTCGACGCCGCCCTTCAGCGCTACAGAGCCGTCAGCCTTGATGAACTTGGTGACGCTCTCCCCGGTGGGCCGGGCCTCGCGGGCATTGTCGAGCTGACGCTCGGACAGGCGCTGGTACTTGTTCGACAGGTCTTCGATAGCGGCGGCGGTGCGGGGGAGGACAGCCTTGGCCTCCTTGACAAATTCGATCACTTCATTCGGGGTCATCGGGGTGCTCCGGCCAGCCAGGACTCCAGGCTGGTATCAGGGGTAGGGGCAGGGGGGACGGGGGCGGACAGCTCGCGCGCCGCCAGGAGGCGAGGCAGGAGACGGGAGATGATGCGCTCGACGTCCGGCTCGCTGAGGCCGGGAACGGGCGCAGGAGCCGAGCGCTGGGCGAGGGCCTCCTGGTTGGCAGGCACCGCGACGACGGAGATCTCCAGCAGCTCGTTGTCGTAGTAGGCGTAGCCGTAGGGGTTCTCTTTCCCGTCGGCGTAGTAGGGGTCGTCGGCGGGGAACTCGCTGCGGCGGGTGGCGCGGCCGGGGATGAAGCCGACGGAGACCGCCGACAGCAGGCCGTCCTTGACCTTCTGGCCGATGCGCTGGCTCCGCTCGTCAGAGCCCCACTTCACATCGACGACGAGCGCGCCGTCGCGCACCTCGACAGCAGCAGCGCGCCCGACGGTGCTCTCAGCGCTGTAGTCGTGGTCGATCTGGATGACCGGGTTGAGCTTGTAGCTGTCGAGCTTCCAGGAGGCCTGATCCACCACATCGCCGTAGCGGTCAGACGCGGCGGTGCTGGCGATGAACGTCGCGCCGTCGTCGGTCGGCGGGGTCGCCCGCTGTACGAGGAAGAGCCTTCTGACCACGTTCACGCTGACTCCTTCACCACCGGGACGATGGTGCACCTGCAATTCACGCACATCCCCGGAGCCGAGAACTCGCCCGGCCCCGAACCCTTCGCGCCCACATGATCCCCGCCGCCGACCGGCACCACGAACATCTCGCCCAGGTCCACTTCCTGCCCGTCGAGCGCCCGGTGAGCCTCGCGCGTCGAGCCATCGCGGGCAGCCAGCCAGCGGCGGCGGATCGTGGTGCCGCTGGCCTCTCCGGCCGCGCGCCAGGCCGCTGTCGAGCTGGTGGCCGCCGCCCGCGTGGTCTCGGTGCGGGCGATGGCGAGGCTGCGGGCGGGGCCGAACGCGGTCGCGTCCATGATGCGCCCCTGGAGATCGCCGATGGTCGCGCCGCCGGCCAGCCCGTCTGCGAGGATCGCCAGGATGGCATCCCCGGTGGCGAGGTTGATCTGCCCGACCGCCCGGCTGAGCAGGCTCTCCGCCAGCGCGTCGGCGGCGGCCTTGTCGAGCGTCGCGCCGACCTCGCGCGCAGCCCGGCCCCAGGCGACCCGGACGGCCCGCTGCATCGCGTTGCGGGCGATCTCCGCCAGCAGGCTCCGCACGCTGTCAGGGAAGATGGTCGCCAGCACCACGTCGAGGACGTCGCGGCGCAGGCTGCGGGCCTCCAGGCTGGCAAGCCGCTCTGCGATCACCTCTGACTGCCGCTTCAGGGCGCGGCGCATCGACAGCGCCAGTTCCTTCTCGCTCGGCTCGTGCACCTCATCGACCCAGCCGCGCCACACCGCCACCAGCCCGGCCTCGCGCGCCTTCTCCTCATCCTGCCCGTCGAGCTCGCCCTTCAGGGTCTCGATCAGGGACTTCATCTTGTCCCAGCCGAGCTGCCCGACGACGCCCCACTTCATCCAGGCGACGACGCCGCCGATGTTCGAGAGCGTCGGCGACTCCGGGGAGGGCCCGGCGAAGGCGTCGCCGTTGTCGAAGTGGCGGGCGGCCCATGCCTCGCGCTCCATCACCCAGTCGAGGACCGCCTTGGAGCGGTCGCCGCCCTGGTACTTCGTCCAGTACTCGAACGCTTCGCCGCCCCGCTCGGTTCCGCCCGCGCTCCAGATCTCCGGGTACTCTCCCTGGAGCGCCGCGACATAGGCATGCGGCGGGCGGGCGTAGGCGCTGTCGTCGAGGTCGGGCGCGTCCGGGTCGATGGCGCGAGCTGCGCCGCCCAGCCACAGCTCCAGGGAGGGAGAGGCGGCCCGCATCGACAGCACGCGGCCACGCTCACCGACAGCGAGGGACTGCGCCTGCGGCTGCTCATCTGCCGTCTGCACGGGGGCGTCGTCGAAGCCCTCATAGGCGGCGGCTGCGGCAGGATCCGCACCGAGCAGCACCCAGGTCGATACGCGGTCGAGGCGGGCGGTACGCGCCTCCTGCAGCGCGTCCACGCCGCTGAAGTCGTGTCGGACGCTCAACGACGGGTCGAGCCGCTTGGCGATCCGCGTCAGCCCGGCATCGATCTGGCGCGCGAGTCCCTGGAGCCGGTGCCAGTAGATGTTCGACTGCTCGCGGGCCGTCGCGTAGTTGGCGCTGGGCAGCCCGACCCGGGTGGGCGGCACGCCGAACGCAGCCAGCACGGTCTCGCGCGTCAGGGCGCGGGCCTCGCTGAACTCCAGGTCACGCGGCGTGAAGGATGGGAATTCCACCTTCGTGCCTGAAGACAGCACCATCGCGGGGCGGTTCTCGCTGACGATCCGGCCATAGGC